TGGATGGCGTGGACATTCCAGAAGCTAAGTTAATTAACGAATACTTATTGTTACAGAAACGAGTTGGTATGCTCAACAATTGGCTTGATAATCTAAAGGACGATGGTAGACTGCATGGACGAGTCAATACCAACGGTGCTATTACTGGACGTATGACACACTCAGACCCTAACTTAGCACAAGTACCTGCAGGTTACAGTCCTTATGGTAAAGAGATGCGTAGCTTATTCACTGTACCGGCTGGTTACAAGTTAGTCGGTGCCGATGCTGCACAACTTGAATTGCGTATGCTTGCACATTACATGAACGACAAGGACTACACCAATGAAATCCTCAACGGAGATGTTCACACGGCAAACCAAATTGCTGCTGGACTTGATACACGAGATAAGGCAAAGACTTTCATCTATGCCTTCTTGTACGGAGCAGGTGACGCAAAAATCGGAAGCATTGTCGGAGGATCTAGCAGTGATGGACGAGTGCTTAAGGATAGGTTCCTTGGCAATACTCCTGCACTGGCAGGACTTAGACAACGAGTTGATGATACAGTGCGGCAACGTGGATGGCTTAAAGGATTGGATGGACGGAAACTCCACATCCGATCAGCACACTCGGCACTGAATACACTACTTCAATCGGCAGGTGCAGTGGTTATGAAGCAGGCATTGGTTCATCTCGTGGATAATTGTCAGCTACGGTATAAGTTGGTTGGTAATATTCACGATGAGATTCAGGCTGAGGTTCATGAAGAAGATGCTCATGCCTTTGGACAACAGGTAGTACAGAGTATTCGTATGACTGAGCAATCCCTAGGGCTACGCTGCCCAATGGATGGAAGTTATTCCGTTGGTGATAACTGGTCCCAGACTCATTAGTGTGTTACAATTACGAACACATTAACTAAAGGAGGGAATCCCAATGGCATTAAGGACTTGTAACGAATGCGGACTTGAGGCACACACGGAAGAAGATCTAGAATTATTTACTAGAAATTCTCAATCCAAATATGGAAGAGCCAATGTTTGTAAGACCTGTCAAAACAAAAAATGGACTAGTAAAAGCAGAGAATGGAAAGCTAAACATAGATTCAAACACAGATATGGAATTACTGTAGAAGAATATAACTCTTGTATGGCAACCTCAGATTCTTGTCAGATATGTGGATCAAAAGAAAATCTTGTCTATGATCACTGTCACGACACAATGAAATTTAGAGGCGTCCTTTGTAGAGAATGCAACAGAGGATTAGGTATGCTCGGTGATAGTTTGGAAACATTACAGAAAGCAGTTAAATATTTGGAGACACACTAATGGAACTTTATATTCAAGTAGATGACGATCAAGCAGATCGTATCTTTGTAGACCTATTACTGAATTGCTACTGGGAATACACAGGTGAACTTGCTTTTGCAGAAGAGGCAGATGAAATTGCTAGGGCGTGTAAGACCTTGCTTAAGCAGTACATGACACCCAGTGAATATGGTGTGGAGATAGAGGAATGAACGAAGAAACTGTAATCAAACTTGCATTGGATGTGGGACTACTAAACTACATTGATAATGAAACACCTCGGCATTACTTCATTGATGGTAACGCAGGACTTGAAGAGGTGCTTGAGTTTGCTAAGAGGTTAGACATTCCTGAAGAGATTGAGATTGAAGAACAAGTACCCTGCAAGACACACCCCGATGCACCACATGGGTTTGATCGTAATGCAAGCCACTCACTAGATCGGTATGTCTGTAGGTGTGAACACTGGGAGCCAGAAGATGAAGATCATTCCAACTGAATTTGAAATCTACGATGATGAGGTACCTGATTTATTAATAGGTAGGATCAAGGGTTTTGATGAGGAGTCTCTGGAGGTTGAGATCAAACAGATTATGACTTCAAAGAACATGCAAGAATTTGCTGTTTTGATGGAGAAGGTTGAGAAACTGTATAAGGATGGTATATGAAAATAGATTTAATTGATGATCAAGTGGAAGCCATCGTCCGTAGTGAAATGAAACACGTGATGCAATCCATGAAAAGTTATCTTGAGGAAGGCAAGGCTGGTCTTATCTTCAGTGATGATCATAAATCAGATATGCATCTAATCTACCAACACTTGGAAGCAGCCGAGTTGATGTATGATTATTATGGTGGAGAGTTAATCCATGAGTAAAGCAACATACATTGATCCACCCCAAGGTTGGAAGTATGGGTTTCCAAAGGTATTACCCAAGGGTCCTGTAGATGTCAAGGCTTGGTTAATTGAAGAAGGTTATCCTAAAGATCTAATTGAATCTTATGGTGAACACTTTAATTGTGGAATGTGGTATTCGGAGACAGAAGATGAGTGAACATTATAAACATGGGATTGAAGCTATTGATGTTATCCATTCATGGGATCTCAACTTCAATCTAGGGAATGTGATTAAGTATATTGCCCGTCACAAACATAAGGGAACTCCAATGGAGGATCTTGAGAAAGCACTGTGGTATCTTGAAGATCACCTTGCATATCTCCGAGCAGCGGCCTCTTGGGATAATACCTTCAAGAATAAGGCTGAACAAATGTATGAGAATACAATCACAGGTACTACCCATCTAGGATAATATTATGAGTGACATTCACTACGCTATACCAGATTTGTATCACTCCTTGCGTGAGAAGTACATTGCTGAAGACGTTGATTTCAATCAAGTGATTGAACAATTCATGGAGGAGTGTGGTGCTGCACTCTACAATCACTACAAGGAGGAGAAGGATAACCGTAAGATTCGTATCTCTGCCATCGGTCAGTGTGAACGTATGCAGTGGTACAAGGCACACGATTATGAACAGGAAGAACCTGCTGATAAGCTATACCTAACCTTCATGCAGGGACACCTCATGGAAGCACTCCTGAAGGCAGTGATTAAGATCAGTGGTCACAAGGTCAAGGACGAACAGGCTAAGTTGTCTGTTGCCGGTGTGCAGGGTTCATGTGATGCTGTTGTAGACAACGAACTGGTGGACTTCAAGACTGCAAGTAACTGGTCCTTCGATAAGTTCAAGGACGATCACATTAAGGATGACAGCTTCGGATACCTTGAACAGATCAGTGCCTATGCCCATGCATTGGGTAAGAAGAAGGCACACTTCATTGTATTAAATAAGAATACTGGGGAGTTGAAACTCACCACAGTCAACACACTAAAGAACATTGAGGATCATGTCATTTATGTTAAGGACATTGTTAGCAAGTCAACACCTCCTGACCATCCAGTATGGTCTGTTAATGCTAACGGGGAACTGGATATGCGTTGCTCCTTCTGTTCCTTCAAGTACGAATGTCACGGAAACCTGCAGGAGAAAAAGTTTGGCAAGATCACAAAGCACTATGTCATTGATGAAGAAGCAGGACACTTCTAATACTCATTGGACTGGCCGTAAACCAAACCCAAGTAAGTACTTCGGTTTTGTCTACGAGATTACCAATAACCTGACAGGTAGAAAGTACATTGGAAGGAAGGTATACTGGACCAAGAATACAACCCGGAAGGTAGTCGTTAAGGACATGACCAATCCCGGCTGGTGCCCGGACCACTGGAAACAATCAGATTGGAAACGTTATATCTCCAGCAGTAGGGAACTTAAGGATGACATTTATGCTAATGGCATGGAGAACTTTACCTTCAAGATCCTAAGCCAATGGAAATCCAGTACTGCCCTAAGATATATGGAATGTAAGACTCAGTGGCAACGCAAGGTACTTGAGACCGATGAGTATTACAATGGATGGATTGAAGAATTTAAGGGACCAGCCCCCGGGGAAGTCCTTGGTAAAGCAAACAATTTTAAGCGTAGACACCATTGGGAGTGTAAAACAAAATGAATTACACCGTTATAAATCAAGTAGATAATTATGCCTTGATGAAAGTGGAGTGGGATGGTAAATTCTGGTTCCGCTTGATTGCCCTTGAGGAAGAAAAGTTCATGGAGTTACCGGACAATCCCAAGGAATTCCTTCAAACCCTAATTGAAGTTATTACTTATGAAGAAGACGAAGCCGCTGAAGAATCTGATTCTTGAGCATGATCTAGAAGAAGAGGAATTCTGGGATGAATTCTTTGACAACTTAAGAGAAGAGGTATTAGACTATGAAGAAGGTGACAGTGATTCAGACTGCACGAATGGATCGGTTTGAAGATATGATTAACAAAAACTTTGCAGACGGTTGGGACTTGCATGGATCTCCATTCATTTCCCAAGCTGGTCAGATAGTACAACTCATGGTGAAGGAGGAGAGCAGTGTCAAGGGATCAACTACTAAAAAGACTGGAGGAAGTGTGTGATGCAGACACCCTTGTTGACCTCCTTGAAATCTCAGTGGAAGATCTTCTTGAAAGATTTTCTGACCGGCTTGAAAACTATCGGGACCAGCTTTGTGATTACTGTGACAGCTACTATCCAGAAAGTATGGGTAGCTACTTTGATGACGATGCAGAAGCTGTGGAAGAAGTTGAAGAGTATTACCTAGAGGACTATGATGAAGATTGAAGTAAGTAACTACAAAGAACATGAGGATGGCTCTGCAAGTATGCAGCTTGACACGGATGATGAAGCCACCAAGTTTCTAGTACAGGAAGGATTCACTTCCCTAATTAAGAAGGCAATTGAAGAACAAGAAGGATATGCAATTAATGAACCAGCTTCCAACTAACTATCAGGAATTCATTTACAAGTCACGTTACTCTCGTTGGATGCCAGAGGAAGGCCGCCGTGAGAACTGGGATGAAACTGTAGACCGTTACATTGCTTTCTTTAAGAAGCACCTCAAGGATAACCACGGCTTTGACCTAGGTTCAAAGGGTAAGATGCTGAAGGAAGCCATCGTAAACTTGGAAGTAATGCCAAGTATGCGGGCACTCATGACTGCAGGTAAGGCACTGGAACGTGATAACGTAGCAGGTTATAATTGTGCCTACACCTCGGTGGATTCCCCTCGTGCCTTTGATGAAGCACTCCAGATTCTAATGAACGGAACTGGTGTAGGTTTCTCCGTGGAAGAAAAGTTTACTAACAAGTTACCTCAGGTTGCAGAATCATTTCATGAATCAGATACCACAATCGTTGTTAGAGATTCTAAGAATGGATGGGCTAAGGCATACAAAGAATTGCTCAGTCTACTCTACTCTGGCAACATTCCTAAGTGGGACGTGTCCGGTGTCCGACCAAAGGGTGCAAGACTTAAAACATTCGGAGGCAGGGCAAGTGGACCGGAACCGTTAGAGGATCTGTTCCGTTTCAGTATTGAGACCTTCAAGAAGGCAGCAGGCCGTAAGCTGAAGCCGATTGAATGCCATGATCTGATGTGTAAGATTGCTGAGATTGTTGTAGTGGGTGGTGTACGTCGTTCTGCTATGATCTCACTGTCTGATCTAGAGGATGGTCAGATGGCTGTTGCTAAGAGTGGTGCTTGGTGGGATGATAATCCTCAGCGGGCACTGGCAAATAACTCTGTATGTTATGTAGGTCCTGTTGAGATGGGTACCTTCA